GATTTACGTTTGTGCTTCTTACTATTGATCATTGATTCAAATGACACGAATACATGATATAAAAAATCATTAAACATTTCTTTTGGATTTTTTGACTTCGTTTCAAATGAATCGAAGAGTTCATCTATTTCTTTTTTCATCATTTTAGGTATGCGTGTACTCCTAGATTCTGCATTTTTCTTTCTGCAGATTTAAGGAAGTTATTAAATCTCCTCGTTATGAAAACTTGGAGTTGAGGTTTTGCAGTAATACTTCCTTTGTATCTGACTTCTAAATCAACTACTGGAAGTTTATCTATAAACATAGTATAGAACAATTTTGCTGCTGTTGCACGATCATCAAAGGCTTGAAACTTACCCTTTGTAACAGGTAAACTAAATTCACCTTTGAAACTTGTTCTACTAACTTTTTTTCCTTGAAACATATTATTGAATACTTGTTTCAAGAATACACTATTCTTTTCATCTGGTTTGTTTATTTTTATTTTCCCATTTGGTTCCAATCCACCAATGCCTGTGATCAAACTGAAGTGAAAGTTTTCCTGATTTACATATTCATCAATGTCAATTCTAAAAATTAAATCTAAAAGTTCCTTAAAATTATCATCATCATCCATAACCTTCCTAAAAACCCGATCTATCTCTGCAAAGAATGAATTTGGAGGATAGACAAAATCTCTTGTCTCACGAAGTGTGCCTCTTTTTCCTGTAAGTGCTGCCTTCTTCTCATTATCTGATAATCCATTATTCAATTCTTTTTTCCAACTTTTTGTATTCAGATTTGGTGCCTCACCAAATCTCACTTTATAAACTGCAGCAAAAAAATTATTTTCAGCATCGGTCAATTTTTTCTGGTCAGATGTGCTTGCTTTTAGATAAAGAAAACCTGCTGTCTTTTTACCACCTGCTTCACCAACAATTGGTTTGTTAAGTAAGGTAGGATCTGCTTCTTTAGGTTTATATCCTTTTTTCTTGAGAGATAATCCCCAGTGATGAGTAACTTTTCCAAGATTAAATTTAATTATTAAATCTGATGAGTTATAAGATTTAATGATAGTATCTCTTGATGAGTCTTTACCTTTATATTTTTGAATATTCTTTGCCCACTTTGCTCCTGTTTGATATACTTCAACCTTTGATGCACTATTTCTTTGTAATAATTCGTTCACATAGTTCGATATTGATAAAGCCTTAGCGAGATTTATTACATCACCCTCAATCAAACTTGCATCCTTCTCCTTATATCCATCAACTTTTCTTCGATTATCATATACCTCTTTACATATTTCTTCCAGTTTAGTATTTCTTTTATCAAGTGCTAACGGATTAATTACATTTTCTTTATAAATCTTACCTGTCGCAATAAGAACACCAGACATCAATTCATGTGGATCACCTTGAACCGTCCTTAGTGCTTTAGCAAATATAGCAAACGCTTTTGTTTTGTTTGTTTTAGGAAGACCATCTGGTTTTATCTCTTGAATCTCTAATAGAATAGACTTTGATCCAGATGAGTAATCTGTATATCTACTAAATGTTAAATCTACAACCTCCGCATTTATTTCATTTAATTTAAGCACATCTGTATATAACTCAATAATTTTATCTTTCTGCCTCTCAACACTTGTCCATATTTTTTGCATGACAGCATCTCTTTTGGTGCTTTGATTAACCACTATACGAGCACCATATCCTGCTTTTTCTAATTTACCAAAGGAAGTATCATTATCAATAGGGACAGCATAACTTGGATCTTCTTGTGTCAACCCTTGGTTATTTGATGTAACTACTTTTGCTATATCAACAAGTTGTGCAACTTCTTTAGATAAATCAGTTAGTACTTTTTTGATATCGGCCATTAACCTTTATTTTTGAAATATTTATTGATTATGTCTATCTGATCTTGATACTTAGCAATCATATCTAATTCCTGTTCGATTGCTTCTATAATGTTTGAGTGCTCACCAATACCTGCAGGATTAGTCAAATACACCTCTACGTTTGCTACATGTTTCTGAATGTCACCTTGTGCATGTGCTAACAGTGCTTTGATTAATTGTTCTCTCATGGTGTTAAATTTGCTACAACTATTTATCATCCTCATGGGATGGTTTACCGAATGTTTTATATGCCAACTGTTCCTTTAGAAAAACAACTTGTGCTTTAAGTTGTTTGTTTTCTTTCTCTAAATTGAGAATGTGTTCTTCGTAAACTGTGATCATGTTCTCTAATTTTTCTAATTTTACTTCTTTGTCCCAATCCATTTGAGGGGTAGTCATATTATATTATTAGTTTAACTATTGCTTTATCTATCGTCAATGGCACGATTTTCTGAATAATGAACATCAAAATCTCCACCGGGATATCTCTTCTTTAACTTTTCTACATTACCTTCGATTACTTCATCCAGTGAAACATGTAGTGCTTTGCATGCTTGCATCACATACCACATCACATCGCCCAACTCAATAATAAGATGCTCACGATTATCATGATTCCAAGGTTTACCTTGAAAAACCATTTTCTTAACGATCTCCATAAATTCACCACCTTCAGCACTAATGCCAACAGCAGCAGTAAGAAGCCTGTGAATATTGGAACCCTCTCCGTCAAGGGTACTAAGACTCTCAAGGAAAGATTTATAATCCTTACTGGGATTGGATGTGACACCATCCACGAATACAGCATACTTATCCAAGTCAACTTTCTGTCCTGTATAATTGATATGTGGTTGTTGGTCGTTGTGAGTGTTGTGATCTCCAGACATAATTAAAATTTGAATTCAGCGAATGATTTCTTAGGAATCTTTTCTTCATTATACTCCTCATTTGCTCCAGAGTCAAGCACATCTTCTTGTGCCTTTTGTTCACAGTCATATATCCTCATCTTTGCACGATCAATACCAACAATAAATCTCTTGTGTATGGTTGGGTCATTGTATCTATTCTTTAACTGTTTAACCATTATTTGACTTAACGCTTCCAGTTCCTCAGTAGATATAAGAGCAAACATAAGATCAGCAGTGGCTGGAAGACCAAAGGATTCACTTGTATCAGTAAGATCGACATCACTACTAGCAAAGCCAGAACGAGTCGTCTGAGTAGCGGAGACGATAGGTACATTAGTTTCAACTGCAAGACCACGGAGTTCTTCCGCAATCGCTTTAATATAGGAATACGAATTAACATTTGTTCCAGTCCTGTAACGTGACGATGCACATATATTTAAGTAATCTATGAATATTATATCAGGTCTGAAAGATTTTTTCAACGCAAGTTCATTTAATAATGCTTTAAAATGACCCGAATGAGCAGCAGCAGTTGGATACTCTTTGATTATAAGAGTGCCCTGTGTCTTATCTGCTAGTCGATTAACCTTCTTATCAAACATATTTCTTGGTAGATCGACCAGTTGTTGAATTGGCACATTCAAAAGGTTTGCATCAATTCGTTCAGCAATTTTCTCCTCTGCCATCTCCATTGTAATGTAGAGTACGTTCCTCCCTTGGAGCAGCACGGAGCTAGCATGGTGGCACATGAATAGAGACTTCCCGACACCTGTACCAGCAAGTGCGATGTTAAGAGTCTTATTAGGTAAACCACCTTTGGTAATTTTATCAAAGTATTCGAGATCAAAGGGGATCTTATCTTCTGTCTTGTGGTAGTATTCGTACCTGTCTTCATAGTTCTGTAGGTAATCGTGTCCTATGTTGTTATCGAAAGAGACTGCGAGTGCTTCAGAAAGAATAGTAGGTATCGCATCACGATTTCTTTTCTCATCATTACCATCTGCGATATGGATTGATTCCATCAAGGCAAGATAAATCGCACGATCACGACACCACTTTTCAGTTGTATCCAGTAACCATTGCGAATCTACTGGTGCATTAGTAAACTCTTTACTGATAGAAACAATATTCTTTACTTCTTCCTCTGTGAGATCAGTTCGATTCTCAACCTCAATATTTAGTGCTTCAACAGTTATACAACTGTCATACTTGTTAATAAATGATGTGGTCTCCTCAAAAATAATCTTTTCACTCTTATCCTCAAAGAAGTCTGGTTGAATGAAAGGAATTGTTTTACGAGCATATTCTTCGTCAAAAAGAAGATTACGAAGAATAGTGGTTTCAATTCTCTCCATAAGAAAAATGTCTTTGAGCGATAGTATCAAGTTCTTTCATTATATCATCTGTAAAGTATTCTGTCGGATTCTTTAGTATTTCTTTAGCATATATTTTCTTACCATTCATCTCATAACGACCTGCAACATTCTTCCACATACCACCAAGTTCTCCTAATTCAAGAAGACCGTAGTATCTATCAAGTCCTCTCTCATCATAGTAGAGTCTAATATTTACTTCTCTGTTTTCTTTGGAGAGTCTTGATTTAGCCGTCTTAGCCTTAATAATGTTTCCAACAACCTCTGTCTTATCCTTTTCCTTTTTTTTGCTGAGATAAATGATCGTAGACGCGGCATACTTGAGGCCACTGCCTCCTCCCATTTCTTTAGTTGGGACATAAGATCCGATGACATCATAGGTATGGTTTGTAACTATAAGTGGAATATTTGCTTGACCAAGTTTAAGTGTAAGCATACGGAATGCACCCTTCACAAGTTGTGATTTGGTCATGTCACGAACTTGTTTGTCATTCAATGCATCGGTAATCTCTTTCTCTGTAGAAAGCATACCCAAAGAATCTAATACAAACATGCAAGGTTTGCGATTCTCTTCTTCTGTCTTCAAGTATATATCAACTGCACGAAGTGCCTTGCTTCGGAACTCTTCTATTGTAACGACATTGACAACAACAAGTCTGTTTTGATCAATTCCACGAGATGATAATAATCCTTTGGTGATTGCAGCTTCAGTATCAAAATAGAGGCAATACCCATCAGGATTAGTGTCCAGAAAGTTCTTGACAATAGCAAGGGAAAAATAAGTTTTTCCAGTAGAAGTTTCACCAGCAATGGCAGTAATCTTATTAGTAGAAACGCCACCATAAATGGAACCGCTAACAAGCGAATTGAAGATATAACTTCCTGTATCAATGAATCTTTCTGTTCCATCTATGTCTGCTGCGATTTGGGTGTACTCATCACCAATTTCTTTAACTATCTCTTTTAAAAAGTCCATTAAGTAAAAAATAATTCAAGGTTAACAGTTTTTTCAACATTCCACCCAATCGCATCAAGTATTGCTTTGAGTGGTTCTACGAAACTCTTCTCAAATTGTAGATCATAATCTATGTACTTGTCAAGTCCAAGTTCTCTTGGAAAGTCTTGGATGAAAGATATTACATTCTCACGAATGATATTTGGTTTCTTAAGATATAAGAATTTAATTTTCTCACCATTACCAATCAAAGAGTATTTGCGATCAAGTTTATTCTTCTTAATATAATAATTAAAAAGAAGTGCACCACGACAATGTATCGGTGTTCCCTTTGAATAGATGTCTGTGTAGTTATAATACTTTTTAACATCTGAAACGGTGCGAGGAAATGCAATCTCCTCTGGAGGAAGAGACTTAAATTTTGTACGACATTCATCGATAAATTTAATCACATCTTCTTCTGTGCCATTCATCATCAACTTGAGTCCATCCTTAATCATAGAACGACAAGGTGCAGGAGTTGATGACTTGACTGCCTCAATACCCATCATCTTAAGTTTGGGTTCCTCATATCTTACACCTTCACTATCCCATACATTTAAGATATATCTTTTCTTTGCTGTCCAGATACCACGTTCAGCGATGTTCTCACGTTTCATGAACATCTTTTGGTCATATGCGTTTACATACGTGGCCAATTTTTGGTAAGAACTCTCAATATACTTTTCAAATTCCACCTCACAGATCTTATTAAGGAACGACACAACGCTTTCAGCAGTCTTTTCTCTGCCTTCGTATACCTTTTCGACCAAATCACCCAAGTTGAGATAGATACTATCAGTATCACTAGCAATAACATAATCTACATCCTCCGTTTTAAGTATTTTGTTTAGATAAGAGTTCATTCGATTCTCTATCCAACGGATAGAAACCTGACCAGAAAGAGTAATCGCTTCCGCATTTGCAAGTTTGTAATATCGGAAGTATTGATTACCAATCGCACCATAGGCACTATTCAATTGAATCTTTCTTGCCATCTGAATATTATTACATCTGGCAATCTCTTTCTCAAGTTTCTTGGTTGGAGTTTTTTCATATGCCTGTTTTGCTGCAAGCATCTTCTTCTTATAAACAGTTCGATCCTTGTATATCTTTTCCATGATCTCTGGAAGGAATCCTCTTTTGTCCTTCCGATACATTGCACCATTTGCACATACCGCACTATCTTGATGCAATTCAAAGTTTAGTTCTTCCGAAAGGATTCGATCAACCGTAGCTGTTGGATGTCGTTCATCCTTGAGGGTCTCAGGAGAAATGTTATATTGCATAATAAGGTGAGGATACAGACTATTAAGGTCAAACGAGACCACCCAATCATACTTTCCCGGAATCGGTTCTTTGACATAAGCACCTGCGTATTTTTCATTCTTGCTAGACCTGTTCTTTGGAGGAATAACAATATTTCTTTTCTTTAAGTAGTTATAGATTATTGTGTCCCACATACGAACTTGTGAGAATACGTCAACATAGTTTGCCTTTGCGTCATATGCCATTGTGATTGCAAGTTCAATCAACTTCATCTTGTCCTCAAGGCGGTCAACAAGTTCAACGTCAATGATATTGTATTCTACAAACTTCTGCCAACCTTTTGTATAGAAGTCTTTGAATGTATCATACTCAGAGTGGTCAAGTTTCTGCTGACCAAGTTCAACCTTTGCAATATAATCCAAGCGATATGATTCTTGTGCCTTATAGGTAAACTTCTTATAAAGATTAAGATAATCAAGTTGAGTAATGCCACCAACATCATATGCAATATTCTTACGACCTGCAATATAGATTTCATCTTCAGTTACAAGACCCCAAGGAGAAAGTCTCTTCATCAACTTCTCACCAAGAACTCTCTCAAGTCTACGGGATAGATATGGAATATCATATAGTTCAATGTTCCAACCTGTAACAACTTCTGGTGTATTCTCTTCAACCATCCACCAGTTAATGAAGGCACTTAGAAGTTCATACTCTGAGTTATACCCCTTGTAAATGACATTATCTTGTTTGTTGTCGAATGGGCCTTGACCCCATGTGCGAATCTGTTTTGTTGTATAATCCTGTATTGATATGAGTAATATCTCTTCAGCAGCAGATTCTACATCAGGGAATCCATTCTCTGACTTGACCTCTATATCAAGAGTGGTCAACTTGATCTTACTGATATCAAATTTAATTTCTTCGGCAGGATACATCTCTGAGATGTATTGGTAGATATATCTGTCATTACCATACACACTAAAGTTTTCTACACCATCATATCTCTTAATAAACTCACGGGACTCACGCACAGTTCCGGGATTGACTGGTTCAACATAATCACCTGTCAATGTTTTGTACTTCGATTTTCTTTTAGACGGAACAAAAAGAGTAGGATAAAACTTCTCACGAGTCATGAAATGTTTACCATTCTCATAACCACGAACAAGAAAGTTATCACCTACTAATTGAACATTGGTGTAAAACTTCATTCGGCAAGTATATCAAGATACTTCGATAATATCATAGTCGTTGGTGCAACAATAGTCAAGATACTATCTGAGTGCATCATCATTTCTGTTTGGGATGTGAAATCTAACCAAGGTTCCATAGTGTAATCACTCTTATCATCCTTATATTCATTCTTCATTTTGTAAGGATTGATAAGTTTACAATCAGGGCCACCAAGTTCGGTGTCAATCTCTGCAATCTCTGATATTAAAAGATCTCCGTTTTTAAGTAACAGACATTTAATTACTTGGTTTTCCATTTACCTTCTCGTT